ATAGGTAAAACAACAGAAAATAAATTATATTATCTGGCAAGAGAAAAGGGGTTTATTGATTAATGCGTGGAGTGAAGCGGAGTATGCACGATATATTCAGAATACGAAACAATACACAAATAACCAAAAGCCTAAAAATAAATACTATTCTCAAAAAACGTGGATTGACGGTATATGTTTTGATAGTAAAAAGGAGGCAGATTATTACTGTCAATTAAAGTTGCTTACAAGAGCGGGAGAAATAAAAGGTTTCTGCCGTCAAGCAAGATTTGTTGTGACAGAGGGTGTAGGGAGTATAGAACGTGGTACTGAGTATGTTGCAGATTTCGTTATCTTCAACAATGACGGGACAAGTCGCATTGTTGATACGAAAGGGGTGAAAACCAATGAATTCAAGTTGAAAATGAAATCATTCCGAGAAAAGTATCCGACTCTTAAAGTAGAGTTGGAATAAAGGAGTAGATAATTGATGGGTAAAATAAGAACTCGAAATCAATATCAAGCCGAGTTTGTGAAGTGTATTCAGAAATTCGGCGGTAAATATCAAACATGGGAAATATTCGCTGATTTCATATCAATGTTTGCCTGTGCTATATCGAATGGCATAGATAGGGTGCATTTCAAACCGAGAGAAGAAATGTATATGCAAATTATTCGCAAATACACAAATGAAGAACAGGCAATCTTTCCTGAGATGATGGGTCACGTCATTAATGGCATGGAGGAAAACAGGGATTGCGATTTCCTTGGTGAGTTGTATATGGCTCTGGACTTGGGAAGCCATTGGAAAGGACAGTTTTTTACACCGTATAGTTTGTGTAAAATGACTGCTCAATTACAAAAAAAATGATATAGAACAAGAAATAAAAGCAAATGGATTTGTATCTGTAAATGACCCGGCATGTGGAGCAGGCGCATTGCTGGTTGCGGTAGCAAATACTGCGGCAGAAGAAATAAAACAATTTAATTGGCAAAATCACATCCTATTTGTTGCTCAAGATATAGATGCAGTTACGGCCAAGATGTGTTATATACAATTATCTCTATTGGGGTGTGCCGGGTATGTTAAGATTGGCGATACAATGGCGAATCCAATAACGGCAAACGAGGCATTGTATGAAATGACAAAAGAAGATAGTTGTTATTGGTATACACCAATGTATTTCAATGATGTTTGGAATTGGCGAAGAATGTTTCATATGTTTGATAAAACCATGCAAAAAAATATAACGATAACAAATAATGATGAAAAAGAAAAGACCGCCCAACCAGTAGAAAACTCGCAAGATATAGATAGAAACGAGTTTAATACCGAAAAGAACGGTCAGCTATCATTATTTTGAAAGGAGTTTGGATATGGAAACTACAAATCAAAATAACTTAGATGAAATTATATCACAAGATACAGAGAAAATCAATAATGACGAACAGACAAAATCTGAAATCGTGTATATTGAAGTTGATAAATTACATCCACATGACGCAAATCCTCGAAAAAATACAGGTGATGTAACGGAACTGGCGGACAGCATAAAGAAAAACGGTATATTGCAAAATCTTACGGTTGTTCCTGCAACCGGTTATTGGTACGGTGACTATACCGTAATAATCGGTCACAGACGTTTGGCGGCGGCAAAACAAGCAGGATTGAAAACTGTACCGTGCGTTATTCGTGAAATGGGCCAAAAGGAACAGATAGCAACAATGTTGCTTGAAAATATGCAACGTTCGGATTTGACTGTATATGAACAAGCTCAAGGAATACAGATGATGTTAGATTTGGGCGAAACGGTTGAAACAGTTGCAGAAAAAACTGGTTTTTCCGAAAGCACCGTAAGACGTAGAACTCGTTTGTTGAAGTTGGATAGTGATGTGTTCAAGGAAACCGAGGGCAGACAGATAACCATGTTGGAGTATGACAAGCTGTTTGAAATCAAAGATGATAAGAAAAGGAATGAAGTGCTAAAATCCATTGGTACAAATAATTTCAATAATGAAATATTGCGTGCAGTACAAGCAGAGAAAACAACAGAAATACGCAAAAAATTTTTTGAAGATTTGAATGAATATGCCGAAGAAGTGAAAGATACCACAGGATTAGTATATATAGGTTGGTTTGATAATACAAAAAATATAACCGATTATTCAATCCCGGAATGTACAAAGTTATACTATCGAAGTTATGGAAGTGGTGTAGGAGTATCGTTATATCGTAGCACGACAGCTGATGAGAAACAAGCAGAACAAGAAAAAACAGAACAAGAAAATAAAATTAAAGAAGAAAGAGATAGCAAAATACGAAAGCTAAAAGAACTGGCAGAACGTACATATACATTGAGAAGAAATTTTGTAAAAGACTTCACGTTAAATGAAAAGGCAACATCAAAGAACTTGCAAAATTTTATTATCACGGCATTGCTTGAAGATAATTATTTCGATATTGAAAAATTTATTGAAATGTTGGATGTCGAATATGATGAAGACGATTTAGACGAAATGCAAGGGGTGCGAGAAGTATATGAACGGTCAAACAAAACACTGCAAAATAAAATGGTTATTGCAGGATATGTTCTATACAATGATAGAAAAACAAACGATTGTTACGATTATACAGGAAATCACAGAGAGAACGAATCACTTCAGCGACTCTATGATGGACTAATTACAATAGGCTATGAAATGTCTGATGAAGAACTTGCCATGATGGACGGTACGCATGAATTATATACCACTGAAGATGAATAATTGATAAAGGAGAGATGAAGATGACAAATATTATAAAATGCAGATTTTTGGATAAAGACGGTGAACCGAGAGGCAGAGAATACAGCTATAAAACAGAAATACCTGTTGAAGTCGGTCAAATAGTAGATGTACCTGCACCACGTCAAAGTGACGCTGACAGTGAATTGAAAACAAAATCAGTTATTGTATCACAAATAAATGTGCCGGAAGAAGAAATTGCGACCTTTGCGGATAAGGTTAAAACTGTTGTAGGTATTCATACGGAAGATGAAAAGGAGAATTAATAAAATGCACACAACGGAACAAAGGAGAGAAATTTTCAAAAGCTGCGAAAAGGAAATGTTATTTCTTCATGAAATAATGGGTAATAAAAATATGTCGGAAATTTTACGTCCGATGATTAAAGAAAAGTTTATGGACATGAATTATAAAATGGCAGAAATGTATATGGAGGATATCGGAGAAGTAATCCAGCTACTGCCTCGTTATGCGGTTCCGTCAGTTATAGCAACTCTAAAGCTTATTTTAGAGGCTTTGGAAAAGGACATGACTGAAAAGGATAAAATGGTGGCACAAGAAATTAAAGAGCGAGGGGCAGTTGCTATTATAAGACATAAGATAAAATAAAGTTTAAAAATTACAATGGGAAGTATCTAATTACTTATACAGAGGTACTTCCCGTAATAAAACTTGTATTGGAGTGATTCCATGAGTAGAAAATGGACCAAAGAAGATGTTGAATATCTCACAGAGAAATGGGGAAATGTTTCGATCCCAAGCATTGCCAAAAAGCTAAATCGAAGTGTCAATGCAGTGAAAATAAAAGCAGGGAGATTAAATCTTGGACCTATGTTAGAAAATGGAGCATATGTAACATTAAATCAGTTGGCGATAGCTTTAACCGGAAAAAATTTGTCCCCATATTGCAAGAAATCATGGATAGAAAACAGAGGTATGCCGGTTCATAACAAGAAGGTTATAAAAAATACTTTTAAAATTGTCTATTTAGATGAGTTTTGGAAATGGGCTGAAAAAAATCGTTCATTTTTAGATTTTTCAAAGATGGAGCCGTTGGCTTTAGGCAAAGAGCCTGGATGGGTAAACGAACAACGTAAGAAAGACTATAAGTCAAACGCACTACAAAGAAAAGACCAATGGACACCATATGAAGATGATAAATTGCGATATTTATTAAAACAACAGAAATATGGGTATGCGGAAGTTGCCGATATACTTCATCGAAGTGAGGGGGCAATACAACGGCGATGTACGGACCTTGGTATTCGCGAACGTCCAATAAAAGCGGATACAAGGAGGAATCCGTGGACTGATGATATGCACCGTATTGTTGTAGAAGGTATAAAAAACGGTGATTCATATTCGCTGATAGCAAAGCGTATAGGAAAGTCAGAAAGAGCAATAAGAGGAAGAGTATACAACAAATATTTAACTGAGAATGCTGATAAAGTTAGAGCTATGATTGGTGATGGTCAGTGGGGCGATAATGCTCCGGAACCGAATGTTAAGCAAGCATTATATTTATCTCACACAAGAGGGAAGTGCCAAAAAAGTCTTACGGATTTAGTGGAATTACTGAAATATCGCACATTGTGTATGATGAAAGAGGTACATAAATGATAGATAGAATTGCAAATGAGGTAGCAATTCAGTGCATGGATTGTGGAATTATAACGGATATACGACAGTTTAAGGACATACTTGTTATGGCTTTGAACAATTACACAGTATCACCTAAAGAAAAAGCTATTGCGGTATATGATGACTTGAGCAAGGGATACCAAATGTTCTTTGTCACGAAGAAAGTAAAAGGCTTATCCGACAAGAGCCTAAAATACTATAAATGCGTTATAGATGATGCAATGATAAGAATAAATAAGCCATTAGACAGGATTACGGCTGATGATATTCGGTATTTGTTGGCTTGCAAAAAGAGAGATGGCAGAAGCAATACAACTTTGAATAACATTAGACGTGTTTTATGCTCGTTTTTCAAGTTCTTGGTGAATGATGATTACATTGTTAAAGACCCTATGTTAAATATAGACGTTGTAAGGCAAGAAAAAGTTGTGAAAAAGCCATTCTCGCCGATTGAACTTGAAAAAATACTTGATGTATGTCGAAATGATAAAAATGAGCTGGCAAGACGCAGGAATGTAGCTATGATAGAGTGTTTTTTATCAACAGGCTGCAGAGTAGGTGAGATAAGCTCAATAAAAATTGAAGATGTTGATTTTCGTAAAGGCGAGTGTATTGTACATGGTAAGGGCAACAAGGAACGAAAAGTTTTTTTTAATGATAGGTCAATATTAAGACTGTCCGAGTACATAGATTATCGAAAAGATAATTGCGAATATCTGTTTTGCTCGATTAAAAAACCGTTTCAAAGATTAAATGTGGGCGGTGTAGAAACGAATATAAGAAATATCGGTGAAAAAGCTGGTGTAACAAATTGTCATCCGCATAGATTTCGTAGAACTATGGCGTGTAATGCACTGAAAAAAGGTATGCCGATAGAGCAGATACAAGCATTGCTCGGACATGAAAATATTGAAACAACGAAAGTATATTTGTGTATCGATACAGATAAACTTGCAGTCGAGCATAATCGATATTTAGGATAAGTATAGGAGGAATTTTAATGAATAATTTGATAAAAAAAGGTGTAAAAACAAGTTCAGTTACACTTATACAATAGTAAAATTACAATAGGGAGTGAGATGATGGATATGTTTACACCATCAGAGATTGTATACAGTGCATGGGAAAAGACAAAAAAACCACTGCTATACAATACAAGTGACGGAAAAAAAAGCATAACCAAAGAGGTTGTTTTTGCAAATCCGCAAGAAAATGAAAATTTCAATGCTGATTTTGAGGGGATCTGCTCAATGTGCGGCAAGGAATTTCGAGGCGGAATACCGTTAAAAAAATTGATAGGTAAAACCTATACAGATATGGATATTCATAAAGCACCCGAAGAAACTCATATATGTGAGGCTTGTGCATTTTGTTTAATGACAAGCAAAATAGGATTAGCGAGATTATCCCGATATTCGTTTGTTGCAAATAATGAAGAATTACATCTTTGCAACAGAGCAGAAATGCGAGATATGTTATTAAATCCACCTAAACCGCCATTTGCGGCGGCCTGTGCCGTCACACAAAAAAAGCATTTAATCGGTAAAGTGAGAGTTTCATATAGTCAAGAACGGTATTTCTGCAACTATGAAGAAACACCGATTGAAATTAAGGCGGAAGAATTCAAACATAACGTAGATACAATAGAAACGTTATGCGGTTTAGGTATAACAAAAACCGAAATTGAAACAGCAACATTGAAAGGCAACAGATATAAGGATTTAGGTTTTAAAATGTGTGCCAAAATCCTTGATGTTATAGAAAATTTAAAAAAATACAGTGCATTGCAAATAGCGTTATTTGTAGCACAAAAGAAAGATGAGGAGGTAGCAAAATGAGGGATATACTATTCCGAGGTAAAAGCACCGAAACAAATCAATGGTGCTATGGAGGTTTTCACATATGGAAAAAGCGACAAATATGTGTTTTAGGCGATGATAAGCTGAAAGATGATGAAATATCATACGTAATAACAGTAAATTCGTTTGCGGATTGGAATATGCCGCGAACAATGCAAGCCGTTGAGGTTATAGCCGATACAGTCGGTCAATATACAGGTTTGACTGACCGAAACGGAAACAAAATATTTGAAGGTGATATAGTTAATATTCTTACCGAAAATGAAGAAATCGGAGTTATAGTCTATGAGGACGGCGGATTTATTGTGCATGCAGATAAATTTTCTATTGATATTATTTATAAAATCAATAGAACTGATGTAGAAGTAATTGGCAACAAATATGATAATCCGAAGTTGATGGAGATACAGGAATGAACCGAAAAGAGATAACTAAATTTTTAAGTGAGTTACTTGTCGAAAAAAGATTATCGGGCATGGGTAAATACTATGCGAGTGAGGTCACTATGGATTGGTACATTGGCAAAATAACACATACAATGCGACGTGTT